GTAAAAATCTATTTCATGAATATATTGGTCGTCATCTTTGGTGACTCTCTCCGCACAACTGGAGGCGGATCAACTAAGGTAGGCCAAGTGTTTTATACGGCTCTGTTTGGGGTAACGCTGTGGCTGAGCACCATCCTGGTGGGATGGAGGCTATGACGGTGTTCATGATAGAGCGTAGGATAAGTGCCATCCAGATCACCCAGATCATCCTACAGAAACGATCGGCGGATCGAGTAGAGTAACTCGTTCGCAACAGCAATTGATAGGCCTTTCGATAACGGGACAGCTTTGTTTCGAGTTCATGAGTCGCTACGATAGATTCTTCCAGGGCTCGTTCTAGCTCTCGATCCTTGTCCGTCTCAAGCTTTTGAATCAGCTTCTTAGACAAAATCACTTTCTGACGCTTGGTGTATTTCGTAAGAAGATGATCTTCGTTCATCCATTCATGGATCAGGTCGGCCTTTCTTTTATACATATCCGACTTGGCTTCTGGCTGGATGTCTGTCTTGACTTCGTTTGACTCCACCTTAGGTTCATCCGATTTAGGTTGACCCACTACAGGTTGACTCACGTCTGTCTTTACTCCATGGACCTCTGGGATATCTTCTTTTTCCTCGCAATGTAACAACTTGTTTCTCAGTCTTTTCGAGGCAATCGAACGTTGTCGTTTGGTCACTTTGGGAGTGTACTTGTTCTCATCTTCGATCTTTTCGACATCTTTCACATAGGTGGCCAATTTGTACCTCAGTTTTTTTGAGGCAATCGATCGCTGTCGCTTGGTCAATTTGACAAGATACTTGTCTTCGCACATCCACTCTTGAATCAATTCGTCTACGGTATTCATGTTTGTCTCGGTCTGGTTGCTCATGGTATACGTCTTCTACGTGATTTAGGTGCCTTCAATTTTTTAGAACGGGGTCGATAGTGTAAAAAAGACAATTGATGTTTTCTATACAAAACATCTCTTTTTCGTCTAATCTCTTCCAGTGTCACCTGTTCGCCATAACAAGGCAAATGAAACCTACGCATCAAAGGGTGGTCCTCTGTGATTTGTAGCATCAGATAACAATAGGATAAAAGTCGTTGCTTGGACAGATGTTCGATGTCGGCAAAGGAAAGAGCATAGTAATAGCTTAAGGTAGCATCATACGTCGCTATCTTTCGTTTCTTGTAAATGTTGTAATTGACGCACGCATCCGAAAGAATGACATACAACAAAGGATGATCTTCTATAAAGACTTCATACACTTTGATGAATTTGTTTTCGTAATAAGTGGTTCGAATAGACATGCCCTCTAGTTTGTCCACTATTTCCTCGATCGTATTGGAGAGAATCATGAGCATGTCTTGTTGAGAATAGCGGTATTTTTCTGGAAAGACTTCTTGCCAATAGTACATGGCTTGGTCGCCGAGACACACATACTCATGGAGTCGTCGAGAAATGGTTTTCACCAAGGCAGGAGGATATCGGTGCGTTGGTCGGACATCGCAGTTACGGATCAAGAAAGGATGATATTGATTCAAAAGACCCAGACGTTCATGGACTTTTGTCCATCGACCTACATCACCTAAAGGTCGAGACAGCTCTTGGTACATACTCATGCGTAAATAATTGTAGGGTACATAATGGATGCCCTCGTGTTGGAAAGAGGTGACAAACATGTTGTGGTAAAGATCCTTTTCAATTTGAGTAAAATCGACAAGGGGTAAAAAGTTTACAAACAGTTTGTACGTACCATGAAACATCGACGGTTTGACTTCGACCTCGGCATAGTCTTGGTGAAGACGATTGGCCAACTCTTTGGCATGTTCGAGTGCCTTGGTTGAAAAGAAATCGTAATCGGGGATATCTGTCGCATGATAAAATCGAGCTTCTTTGGGCAAAGCCCGATTGATAGCGGTTCCTCCGTACCCAATCAATAACTTCTCTCGCATAAACGATTCAATCTGGATGAAAAGATCGGGCTTAGTATAGACCTTTTTCTTCTGTTTCTTTTGCTCCAGTTGATTGATGCGTATTGCCTTTTCTAATTCCATACACTAGGTTGCGATTAAAATACTTATGCGGGTATCGCCAAGATGGAACAATCAAATTTGGCGTTATACGTTTCTAGGTATAGATCTTCTAACTGAAAATTCATTCCAATAAACTGGAACCCTTGCCGAATGCCCACGGTTTCATAGTCATAGTTGTTTGAAGTAGCCTGGTAATCTGGATAGAGGATATTGACATGGGCTTTGTTGGGCTCTTGTCCAGCGATGAGTACATCGTACGCATCTGTTTCCCGATAGATCTTGTGGTCGAGCGTACCGAATTCTAGTGCGACCAATGGACTTAAGATACTTTGTATTTTAGGACCGGTCCTCTCGACCAGAATGACCACCTTCCCCATCAATAGTTCAATCGTCACATTGTCAAAATCGGTAGAGGGTGCGAAGAGACGATTAACGGAACTCCCGTATCCAAAGGTGGTTTGTAGAGCTTCCGCCATCTTTGAAAAAAGATCGGGGCGGTTACTCTGAATTCGAAAGATTAAAAACAGAGGGTCCTTAGTGTTTCTACAATTGGCCGTATCTTCTAGAAAGAGTTGTTTCACTTTGGTCATAGTCACTCCAAACGGCAGGCTGTTGTACATTTCTTTGTATCGTTTAGAGGGAAGCGTCGATGCCGAGATCACTGGCTTTCCGTGAAGAGAATAAATCGTGAAATCTAGCGCTCGTACCCCTTGTTTTGCGCAGTTGGTTAGTGCACATATATCCACATAATCATTTTTAAATCCTCCAGTACAACAACAGTTATAAGCAGTCTTGATGAACGTCTTCTTGATGGGCAATGCTTTTACTTCGTCAGAGATACTTTTCATTTCTTGTGCGCTGTATTTTCGGATGGTCTCGCAATTGTTTTTTCCACGGTTGACTGCTTCTACAATGTAAAAAATAGTAAAGAACAATACAATAAAAAGCATAATGATCGTCAACATATTTCGCGAGCTAACTCCGCTGATCCAGTCCAATGAGTCTTTTAGCTTGGTTGATCCACTATCCATACGATATTAGGATATTTAAATATAAAAAATTATAAGTATCTTATAAAATGGGAGGTGGGTTATTGAACATCATCTCGTATGGAAATCAAAACATTATCTTGAATGGAAATCCCAGCAAAACCTTTTTCAAGACAGTCTATGCCAAATATACCAACTTTGGACTACAAAAATTTCGGATCGATTTTGAAGGGCAACGGGATCTCAAACTCAACGAAGATACACATCTTACGTTTAAGCTTCCGAGACACGGGGAGCTTCTGATGGACACGTTCTTGGTATTGAATCTACCAGACATCTGGAGTCCCATGATCCCTCCCTCCAACAACAGAGATTGCTGGAAACCGTATGAATTCCGATGGATTTCTCATATCGGAGCAAACCTGATCAAGAAAGCTCGGCTTGTGATTGGCGGGAAAACCATTCAGGAATTTTCAGGCGAGTATTTGAAAAATCGAGCCGATCGAGATTTTACGTCGAGTCAAAAAGAACTGTTTGAGCGTATGATGGGACATGAGGAGGCCTTGTACAAACCAGAAGTGGCGTTCCAGAGGCCGAATCGATACCCCCATAGTTTTTACAATGGAAAGCCGCTGGAACCCTCGATCCGAGGAAGGACCCTTTACGTACCCTTACATTTCTGGTTTATGAACTCGTCTAAGATGGCTCTTCCGATGGTGAGTCTACAATATCATGAAGTACAAGTCGTCCTTGAGTTGCGCCCTATTCGAGAGATGTTTACAATCTCTGATGTCTCTCTTCCTCGAGACAAGTTTACCACAAATCCTATACAGCCCAATTTCAACAATGAATTACATAGTTTGTATCGATTTCTACAGACTCCGCCATCGATGAGCATGGACAAGAAGAATTACAATACGTTTCAAACCTCCTGGGACAGTGACATTCATTTGATGACCACGTATGCGTTTCTCACAGACGAAGAGTCTCGTACGTTTGCCGCAAACGAGCAGCGTTATCTCATCAAAGACATTTATGAAATTCACCATACAAACATTACAGGAAATCGGAGGGTGAGAATAGATACAACCTCGATGGTCTCTTCGTGGATGTGGTATTTTAGGCGAAACGATGCGTTCAAGAGAAATCAGTGGTCGAATTATACCAATTGGGATTACGAAGATGTTTTGCCTAAAAATGTAGTGTCTGCTCCAGTCGATGGGTATGCCGTAGATGAAGTCCGCATTGGACCAGGCTATAACTTTTCTCTTTTGAGCAAAACCATCGAATACGAATCGACTACCTATTTTGTGTCTCCAGCAGCGAGCATCCGCAACCTTCGACAGATCTTAGTCTCCTTGTCGATTTTGTTGGATGGAAAATATCGGGAGTTTGCCTTTGAACCAGGTGTGTATAATTATATCGAAAAATACAAGGGAAAGGGATCTTCACGAGATGAACTGTATTGTTATAATTTTTGTCTCGAGACAAGTCCATTTGAATTACAGCCGTCTGGCGCGATCAATTTGAGCCGATTTAAAACCATTGAACTAGACATCTCGACCTTGTTGCCCGAACCCAACCCTGATGCGAATTTCCAAGTCATCTGTGATACCGAAGGTACCGTCATCGGTACTACTCAAGTCGATCAACTGTATGTCTATCAATATGACTTTTACATGGCAGAAGAAAGATACAACCTTTTACGCATTATAGGGGGGCACGCTGGACTGTTGTATACACGCTGAACGACACTGGGGCAACTCGTTCGAGACAAAATCAGCGGCTATAAAGGTACCCTCCCTCGAAAACCCTTCTTTTTGAACGATCCACACTTGAAGAACCAATACTAGAAAAAGGGCGATGTAAATATTCATTATAAAATAATAAGATATATTATGTCCTTGAAGATCCCTACTTCACTTGGAACACTACCCCAATCTTCCGGTAGTGTGAGTGAAGACCTTCGGTTCACAGGCTCAGACGGGACGCTTTTTACGGTCAAAGGAGGTGTAGGCTCTACCTTCGCAAAAAACAATACCATTGATTATGCCCCTGGTCCAGACAAGATCCTTTTTCAGTTTACCTTTCCACAAGGGACCGTCATGAATCCATCTCAGACCGAGTTTCAGACAGGGAAACAAGTGTATGTCTTTACAGAAGTACCCGATGTCATCATTGGTACAAATATTCGGAAAAACATGAAAGGAGGAACTGTAGAAATCCGAGAGAAGGCTGCCCCAGAGACCCCTATCAAAGCCTTCCTGGACAACGTGAAAGGCATGAAACCCAAGGCCACGCTAAGCTCAATCAAATCCCATCCATTCTACTCGATCGGTTATATTCTTTATTTGTGGTCGATGGATATGTTTCGAGTGCTCATTTTTTGGGTGTTGCTCGCCTCGGTCTATTGCTGGCTCATTGTACCTTCCAAATACTTATACCCGTCAGATACATCCAAATATCCTTACGTCTTTTACGATCCAAGCGACAACGCATTTGGTTACCTGAAGCAGAAAGAGAATGACTTGTGTACCCTCTTTACGAACTCGGAGAGAGAGAGTGCTGTGAAAGCACAGGCAAAATGGTTCAGCGATATTGACAACTTGAATCAATTGAACAAAGAAAAAAATGAACCTGACGAAAGTGATCCGCACGGTATTTTAAAGATCTTATATCCTTCGCTCGTGAATCACCGTCAAGATGGAGTGGATCAGTTTAGTTCGTTGTTGATCGACCGTTGTTCTCAAAAAGATCCTTGTACCTCTGACTATCTCTCGTATTTTTTTATAAGTTTGTTGTTCTATAATCATCTCTATTGTAATGCGATACTGTCTGGCATACATTCTGCCGCGGGTGGAGTGAAAGAGTCTTTCGCTGGATTACCTAAAGTCGTCAATATTGTACTTCTTGCGATACTCTTGTATGTGCTTTTCTCTGGCGTGGGAGCCGTCAATAGTTCTTTGGTGGCCAAGCTAAAGATTCCCATGTCTTCAAAGAACGACATGGCTTCACTTATCAAAAACCAATTTAAAACATTTCTGGTCGCCATCTTATCTTGTTGTATCTGTCTTGTGCTTCCCCTTTGTAGTATCCTCATCATTACGTGTCTCATGACCACTGCATATGTGCTTTTTAAAACATGTATTGCTCCGTATAATGCCATCGTGACTCTATTGGCGATTATGACTATTTTGTACTCGATTTCTCAATACGTCTTTATTATTCGTAACTTGGCTAGAGGCATGAGTCCTTTGGACCTGATCGAATCGTTATTTGTCTCGGATCGAAAATTAGAGTCGCTGTATTCTATTCTGGGGATTACAATTCCCATCTTATTTGGATTGATCTATGGGTCTTACATTGGAGTCAATCTATTCATGACCTTCTTTAGGTTTATCAAGCGACCCGATATACAGATGCTATTTACCTCCTCTTTCTGGTCTTTTTTGATTGTAGGATTCCTTCTTTTGTTTTTACATGTCCAAAAGAACCTGGGGAGATTTTATGCGGCAATGACCCTCTCGATCATTGTGTTGATGGGAATTGTGGTATACTTTCAACAAATGGCTTTGAAACGTATGTCAAAAGAACCTGTAGCGGTTCCCGTAAAATGAATCATGAATCACGACAAGAATGGATTTAAAACCTTTTTCGTATGAAACGTATGAGCCGTTTTCCACGCGTTAGTCTATGTACACCCACGTTCAATCGTCGACCCTTCTTTAAAGCAACCATTGCGAATGTCTTGGCGCAGGACTATCCCCGAGACAAATTGGAGTGGATTATTGTGGATGATGGAACCGACAAGATTGAGGATTTGGTGAAAGATATTCCTTTTGTCAAGTACTTTGCGGTCGAGAAGATGCCCCTCGGCCGCAAACGAAATTTCATGCATGAGCAATGTAGCTTCAAGCGAGACGAAGATATTCTGGTCTATATCGACGACGATGATTACTATCCGCCAGAAAGAGTGTCTCATGCGGTGTCTCGACTCACCGGATCTGATGCCTTGTGTGCTGGGTCCAGTGAACTTTTTATTTGGTTCAATAGTCTTCAAAAGATGTACAAATTTGGTCCATATGGTCCCAATCATTCTACCGCAGGTACCTTTGCGTTTAAGCGTTCTCTTTTAAAACAAACTTCTTATGAAGACAATGCTGTGATCGGAGAAGAAAAATATTTTCTAAAAAATTATACCATTCCATTTGTTCAATTAGATCCCTTGAAAACAATTCTTGTCTTTTCTCACAATCAAAACACCTTTGATAAAAGGAAACTGATTGATACCAGTAATTCAGTTTGTAAAGAGTCTTCTTTGAAAGTGAAGCATTTTATCAAATCGAAAGAGATTCATGCCTTTTATACAAAAGATTTGGATCCATTGTTAGAGAATTATGAATTAGGTGAACTGAAATACAAGCCAGACGTAGTAGAAGAA